CATCCATCCATCTATTCTCAACAAGGGTTCTTAGATTAGTTACTATACACGCTTGCCCAAGCTCAAACTCATCGTTGTCGTAGTATTCAGAATATGGATTTTCATCATATTTTAAACTCTCTTCTGTTTCAGAATTCATTGATAAATAAATTGTACCATGCTCTAAAACGCTTAAATGACCAGACTTAATTAATCTATCACAAAAAGCAACAGCTTTTTCTCCGCCAACAGGCTCACTAGCGTAACAAATTCTACCGCATCTTTCTATGTGGTCATATAATGGGATTTTCTCATCCCATATTTCATAACTAGCCTTTTCTAATTTCATAATAATTATTTATTTAAATAAAATGTATTGTTAATCCAACTGTTCGTGTAGTGTATAACACGATCAAGCTCATCCAAAATGACGCAATCGTCATATCCGTATGATTCAATATGCTCTCCGCCATATTTATGATAAAGTAATATGTACTTTTTACCAGGAATCAGTTGAACGTCATCAATAATATCCTTTTTTAAATACTCTGGAGCTTCGTATTTATTACATAAAAGATCAAACGCCTTTATACCAAGCTTATAAAAATCATAAGACTTCTTATCCATTTGGCAAGCAAAATAATAATCAAGCATTGAGTAATTTGGGTTTGCCGTAAATATATACGGTACTACTTCGTTATCATCACTATCTTCATCTATATCTAAATAAAGTTTTAAAAAAGTAGTATCCTCTATTTCTTTTATACCTAATAACACTCTTCTCTCATAAGCAATGCAATCGTCTTCGTGTTCAAAACGCTTTCCGTCATCTGCTATATAGTAATTTCTTTCTATTTTTACAGTTTTTATTTCCATAATATTAATATTATTTTGGATTATTCTTAGTTAAATGCATTAAAAATATAGCGTTTATTGCCACTTGAGCTATATGTCTAACTCCAATTCCTCCAACTCCATCATCTATCTCATTACCTTTCCACCATTCGACTAGATGCCTCATTAAAGCAGCTTTATATCTTTCGACTCCATTTGGTAGTTCTTGCCAGCTATTATCGGCATACTTTTTAGCGCCTTTAGTTAGAATGTCTACTAGTTCTTCTATTTCTTCGATAGGCAGAAGATCCCATCTAAGTTTATCTTCTGCCAAATCATTTTTTAGTCCGTTATTTCTTTTTTCTTCAAGCATGCATATCTACAGTTTTTTAGTTTTGTAATCTTCATATTATCACCAATACGAAGCATTAGTCTTCCATATCTAAACCAGTTTTTCTCTACATCCCATAGTTTGCCTTGATGGAATACGTGCTCTGGTAGATCTTTCTCAGAAATATCATCCTCTAATACGCCTCCAGGTTTGTATTTATCATCTTTATTTAACAACTTATTATTATTAAATAAATTGTTCATCATTTGATTATACTGTATTTTTTTAATTATAGTATAATCTTCTGGGTTTTCTATAGAATGTATTTCTAATAACCTATTCTCAGTACTTCTAAGAGGGTATCTTCTAGACAAGTATACGGAGCCTCGTTTAACAAACAAAGCCCCGTCACTGCGTCTAAAATACATTCCTTTTTTAAATATACTCTGACTCATTGTATAATTTAATTATATCAAGAATATTATAAGGAAGATAATTATTAGTTTCAATTGATGCGTCTACCCTGAAATATCGTTTAAATCCGTTATCAGGATATTTGCTCCCATGAAGATGCCCATTAATTAATATAATAGGCGTATTGTCGATGTTTCTACCGCTTAGTAGATTATCAACAATATCATCTCTTACTGGCATGTGAGACAAAACAAATATGCATCCATGACATTTAAATATAGTTATATCTCTACATAAGACAAATGACGATCTAACTAATGGATCTGTCCTTATTAGACTTACCAATTTGTCGTCGTGATTTCCTGGTATTAAACTTATTTCTTTTACGTTTATCATATTTCTGTATTTAGAAATATTAGCTTGACCTCCAAAAGACCAATCACCTAAACAAAACAGAAAGTCGTTTTCAGAAACAGTGCTATTTATGTTTTTTACAATTGTTTCATTCATTTCTTCAATGGAATTAAAATCTCTACATCCAGACTTATCATCCCAAGAAGACACAGATCTTACTATATTTTTATGACCAAAATGCGGGTCACTAAATATAAATATATTATTTTCCATCTATATCTTTTTTTATGTTTTTAATAAAATCCTTCTCTTTCTCATTCAATAAATTGTTTTTAAATCCAACTTTGTCTTCAAGTAAAGCAGTTAATATTCTATTTAACAACAAAATCTCTTTTCTACCCTCAAAAGACATTATCACTGATTCATTCTTTTGTATTTTCATCAAAATAAACTTAATTGTTTAGGGTTTAAACTATTTAAAAACTTCATTAGAGCCTTGTTCTTTTGATTGGGTTTGCATTTGTTAACGAAGTAATCAAATACATCTTTGTCATTAAACAAATTTCCTTTAATCTCATATTCAAAATCATCATCTGAAAGACCAATATATTCACATTCATTCCTCATAACGAAAAAAGAATACTCTTTTATCTTTAATGATAATTTTGATTTTGACTCCCAAATTTTAACGCACTTCTTTAATAGCTCTAATTTGTTTTTATTAACACGTATAAATACTGCATCAGTATTAATAGCTATAACATCAAAATCATTGAATAGTATCATATCAACTAATGACAATATGTATTTCTTTGAGAAATCAATGATCGCTTTTCTAGCTACTTCGTCAAATAATATACTCTGTCCATTTCCAATACTACCGCAGATTGAATTTAAGCCTGTTTTAAGAAGCTTATATCCATCTTTGTTGCCATAACACGCTGGCGAAGAGATCTCGTCGTACAGCTCTTTAAAAGCCTTTATGAAATAATCTCCGCACGACCACGGGTAGATTTCATTATTGACAACAATAGATGGATAGAATCTATTCACATCTAATTGAACGACAATATCATCCGACTCCTCGTCTAGCTTAAAAGATCCTTTGCAATATCTTATTACTGAATTGCTCGTATAAATTTCATAACTACCAATGCGTATATTGGCAGCCCTAACCTCTAGCATTTTTCTTAATGATTCTCTCATTGGTGGGTTAACCAAGCATTCTATCATTCGAGGAAGTGGTTTAATCTTCTTAATACGCCTGTATGTTTCAGATACAGTGCTAAACGTTTCTACGGCAATGAAATTTATTAAAGCAGCTTGAATAAGTTTGTGCGGATGCATATTTATATCTGCCAGTCTATATTTGTTTTTTATATAATTAGCAAAACTAATATAGTTTTTAGATTCAATATACATCCTTTGTATAACTTTCAGTTCTTCAGCTTGATCTAAAATCCCCTTATTAAAGTCTTTAAACTTTTCAGTACAAGATAAATCTATGTATTCAAAAAACCTCATATACTTTTCTTCAGGGACTTCTCCATGTTCTATTTCTCTAGAGAGCCTATCCATCTCCTCAATTATTTGAGGAAATGATAGATTCTCTTTTACAATCATTGAATAGTTAGCTATCAATGAATTTATCCATGGATTTTCAAGTCTTTGATTTCCGAATCCCACAAATATATATCTGTCGCTTGAGAACAAACTCACAATACCATTTATATCATTTTGATTCTCATTGATCGTGAATTTAACGACTTTATCTTTATTTGAAACACAAATTGCTAATCCTTGATTATCAATTCTAGCGTTATAAAATAATAACTCCTTCATTCATTTTAATAGTTATATTAAATTTCTTAATAGCTTCAACTCCAAGTATTATAGACACCTCGCTGTTTATTGACTCTCCGATAGCATCCATAGCTTTTTGCATATCATAAACAACGAATTCAAGATCTCTCATAATATCATTGTTTACAACAGTTTGACAAGCTAAAACACCATCTGTAGATGTCTCTCCTTGCGCTGTTAAAAAGCTATCTACTTCTTTTTCTTTTGCATAATCAACAAACAAATTATTCTTCATTGCAAAACGCTTATTTATTATGTTTAAAGAAGAACCTGTGTCAATTATAGCTTTTGTTTTTATGCCAGCTATCTCAATATCTATGATTGGTAATAACAGATCATCTTCTTTTTTGTTTGAAGATATTAAATTAATCTGTTTTTTCTTAATTGGCAAAACTGAAAAGCATAACCAAGCCAGTAAGCAAATTGCAATTATTAGTAGTATTATCATATTTTTATTTATTTTAATTCCATGAAACCTTTATTTTCAATAATCTCTCTCGTGTAATGAAACTCATTGTTTTTAATAGCATACAAAGCGCTTTCATACAGTTCTTTCCAAGACGGTATTTTGTTCCCATTTAAATAGAAATAGCTTGGGTCTTCTAGTATTGATTTTGAATCAATCCACAATAAAGGAGATCTAGTATATCTATTTATAGGTAAAAACATAAACGGCATTACCTTGAAATCTGCAAACGGAGTATTCTTTATTGATTCTCTTAAAATAAAAGAATACATAGAGCTTTGTATATAATAACTCCACTCATAAAATGATTTATAAAACTCAATCTCTTGATGAGAAGACGTCTTTAAGTCAATTGGGAATATTTGCTTGTTTTCATAATCTACTAGTATTATGTCAAACATACATCTTATATTGAAAACTCCGTCTAGCTTAAATTTCAATTGATAATGCAACTCATAAGTTCCATCAAATATCCATTTCGTGAAATCACATGATTTAACAGCTTTAATACAGTCTACAGCCGATTGAAAATCTTCTTTTGAAACAACAGATTTATCTTCTGACAAAACAAGCATTGAATAATAGTCTTTTGCTCCGCTTATATATCCTATACGGGTGTCGTCTTTAGCTCTAGAGTAATAATCATACTTATTGCATGCGGCTATAACTTCTTCCTTTGTAAACCCAGAAAGACTAGACAATCTTATCTTCTCAAAGTCATCAGCTTGCTTGTACTTATTAAATAATTCATTTATTATATTTAACACGGCTTGTGTTGGCTGTTTAAAATCACCAACTAAGAACAGCTTATCAAAATCCTCTGCTCCTGTTAGCATTGTATCAAACAAGCTGCCAAAAAGAAGCGACGAAGAGCTTTTTTTCTCTCCATCTAACGTCTTTTTTAGCCCAGGCAATCCTTCTCTTAAAAAGGTCGCTAACGTTGAGTAAGACAAGTTTTTAGAGGCTCTATACTCTGGCTCTGTAACTTGCCACGAAATGTCTTTAAAGTTCATCATAGCTTTCTAATATATCTTCTTCATCTTGAGGAAGTGTTTGTTTATAATATTCTGTAGTCTCAAAAATAGTGTTTTCAAGGTTAAAAATAAACATCTTATCTCTTTCTTCTCTTGGTTTGCCTTTTTCTTTTCTGAGCATCGCTCTTGTTAACTCTATAAAGTCAACAAACTTCCGATCATCTAAAAGAGTGTTTAAAAGAAGAAAATCCTTTTTAGATAAATTGTCTTTTATTAAAAGAAGACCGTTTTTAATTAGATTTAATTTACTCATAATCATCTCGATTGTGCTTATTACTTGTTTGTTATTGGCTGGCTCAAAAAAGAAATACCTATTATTATTATCTAAGTCCATCATTCTAAAGAACGCTTTTCTCATTAAAGGGTATCTTTCATTAGCTCTGCCTTTACATTCTATTATAAAAATTCTATTTCCATCCTTTATCACAAAGTCTGGAGTATAGATTTGACCTCGCTCCGCTTGATTCTTACATATAAATCCATACTGTTTATTGTATTTATATATCAAAACGTTATCTGGTCTAAAAGAGTCCGCTAGCACGAATGACATAGTATTATATTCAAAAGCGATACCAGAGGCTTTAAGCTGTTTATAGCAAAAAACCTCTAGTCCGCTATCAAATTTAACACCATCATAAACATGCTTCTGCGCATTTACTGGTGCAGCCATTTTATAATGATTTCAAATATTTAAGAAGCCCAAACTCTTGAGAATCGTTAATGATTTCACTTATTCCAGCATAATCACCAACACGATCCATCTCTTTGCAAAAGCTTTCTCTCCAGTTTATATATTCCAATAAAATAGTCTGCAATTCCAAAGGATACTCAGACTTCTTTATAATATAAGATAAGTCGTAAGCCCTATCTCTGTCTAACACTTCTGGGATATTCTCCTCTGCATATTTTAATATAGCAGATGTTATTAGCAACCATGCATAAATCTTATCTGCATTATGAGTTGGAGTATGGATTCTAAATTCAATCGTCTTTCCATGATTTTTAAACATCATATTAATAAGATTGAACCAGTAATAACGATACTCTATATTCCATTTCTGCTGATCGCCTGAATCGCTTGGGTGATTAAGAGTGAAATCTCCACCAAATGTTTTATAATATCCAGCAGATAGTATCTTATAGATGTCATTTATACTTGATGCACCATAAAGCTGTTTGCAATAGTCTTTCCCTTTTGCCTTGTAGTTATGAGTTTCAAATATGTATCTAGGAAATAGCGTACCTATCTCATGCTCTAAATTAATTGCCATAAGATAAGCAGACATAATGGCTTTTTCACTAATTGGATAACTACCTAGATGGATATGCATTGAGCACTCTTTATCTATAATGGTATACTTATTTAGCAAATTGATCTGGCTTTCTAGAACAGACAAACCGAAATCCCCCACTAATGGAATAGTAGTGTATTCATGTCCAGAAATAGACCCATCTCTTAGAGGCATTAACCCAGTTCTATAAAGCTCTTCTAATGGAATGTTTCCACCACTAGTTTCAAACTCAAACCCAAATGAATATTCAAGTCCAAGTTTTTCTTGAACATTAAAAGATATTGGATTATATTTAGCTACTCTCTGTGGAACATTAAACTTATCCATTAAATCAGATGAATTATATTTCTCTGGAAGAGTCGCATAAAGCTTTTTCCCAGTTTTTATAGCATCTTTGGCGTTTGGAGTTAGTCCTCTTTCACGAAAATAGGTTGGGTCTACATACCGACCACATCTATTATCATAAACAAGATCCATTTTTAAGGCTTCATCCCTAGAAGATACAACTCCATCACCAAAGCCCTTGATTGAAACCTCAACGGACTCCCCAGGCTCCAATTCGTCTCTTACAATTTTAATATTTCCATCTTTTTTGGCGAAAAACTCAGTAGTGTTGTTAGTCACCTTCTTGTATTGATCAAGTCTTTCATTGAAATAAATCATTCGACTTTTAACCCAATACCATTTTCCTTCGATTCTAACACAGTCTACTTCTTTTTGATAAAATTTATCTTTGATTTGGATGCAGTCAGCTCTATCGACTACATTATTAGATATTGTTTTTACTAACATTATATTATATTTTGTTTTATATAATTAACATAAAATTCTTCAAGCTCCTTATCTGAACTATTGTTTTCTAACATCTTGTCTAATTCAGCGGTTCCATCTATCGAATGCTTTGGTGTATTCATTAGATCCTTTTGAAAAATAGAAGCCTTTTTATAAGAGTATACTTTACCAGAAAGAATATAATAGTGCTTTTCCAGTCCAGACTGGAATAGCGGTACTAAATAAATAGTAGAAGCATTTATTAAATCACCTTTTTTAACTGTTTTAAACAATCCGCCTATTTTAACTGACGTATTTGAGAACGCTAAGATAGTCCCAAAAAGATCTTGCTTTTCTTCCTCTGATAAATCCTTTAAATCTGAATCGTATTTATCAACAAAATTCCGAATAAAGTAATTGCATGCGTAAAAATCAACTTTTGAATTCATTTTTATTCCACGCATGAAATACGACTCAAATACAGTTCCATTATACTTAGGCCCATTTAACTTACCAAACCCTTCATTCCTGTCATAAATCCAACCAGCAGTACTTGTCAAAATAGCTCCAGTGAAAGGCTTTCCACCAACATTATAAAACCCATCTTCGTCATGAGTAATATATGAATCTGTGTTTTTATGATTACCTTCTAGCTCTAACTTTGAAGTAAGAACAACCTCTTTATTTGGATTGTATCCTCCACCTCTGTTTATTAAAGCTGTATTGTATCCGTAGTCGTCAAACATTCCATATTTGGATTCTAGCTGATATAAGTTAGCCCTATCGTATGTGTTTGCATAACCTAAAATACCACCAGTCAAATCAGTAAGTGTATTAACTTTAATAGTCATTACATCCCCATCATTGTTTTTTCTAATAGCACTTAAGGACTCTTTTATCGATGAGAAATAATAGCCACCACCAGATTTTAAAATATAAAAAGGTCTTTCATCCTCTGTATTAGCAGAGTTATTATACATCTTACTATTACCTTTAAATGCAAATACCTTGTTAATTCTAAGATCATGGAACACAAATGCTCCAGCGCCTATATATTCACCAAGAACTTTATATCCAGCTTTATAAACTATTTTGCAAAATATCTGAGAATCCGTTTCTGAGGCTTCATATTCTACTTCGTACTTTTTAGCTAATTCTTTATAATTAACTAAAGTACCATTATGAATCATAACAAATTTCACTTTGTCACCTTCTTTTATATACACTGGCTGTGCTTGCGCTTCCCCAATGCCACCAACAGAAGCTTTTCTACAATGCCCTAATGCTACCTTGGGTCTTATTGCTAACTCGTCAAATGGATTCTCTTCAGCGATAAAAGCCCTGAATAACTTGTTTTTATTACCTTTAGATCCATAATGAATGCCATCTAAAGATACGCCTGTTGAGTCTCCGCCTCTTGTGTCATTATAAATACCAAGAATACACATCCTAAACAGATCGAATCCACCGCCTCCTACGAATCCAAACAGCCCACAATAAGCGTTTGATTTTACTTTGTCTTTAAGTGTGAATGCCATAATAGAATGAATCAATACGGCTAAAATAATAAAGTTTGTTATAATCATATTTTTAAGTTTTGCGGCCTGTATATTTCAACAGGCCGTAATGTTTTACACTAATTTAATTCCGAACTTCTGAACTAATGAAGAAGCTTTTTCTTCATCTCCATTGTTGATTGCAGAGATTATTTCCTCTCTGTTTTCTTCTAATGCAATTCTAGCAGCAGACAAATCACTATTTATCCAATCGATAGCTGCCATTGTATTGTCAAACATCCATCCAATAAGCTCATCGCTACCAAGGAAGAACCCAGATAAAGTCCTATATTCAACACCATATTGTTGAATTCTAAAACATCCAGCTTTTCCATAGAGCTGTCTTCTATCTTTGTCTTTATCCATTAGTATTGATGGGACTCCTAAGAACAAATCCATTGCTTTAACAAGTACTTCACACTTGTCAATGTCTTTATCTTCAAAAGATACATGAATATGACATCCAGTTGAACGAAGCCTTGTATCTTTTGCTTTTGGCTTTTCATTTTGGCTTCTCGTCCAAGCGCAAAAGTCTGGATCACAACCAAATAGTTTCGCTTCTTCTGATTGCAATTGATCTTCATCATATCTGGCAGAAGCTAAATGAACTGCAACGAGATTTTCATCTTTAGATTTAAGCCACTTATCAATAAATAGCTTCATCTTATTCATGTTTGCAACAAATTCCTCCTTTGTACTTGCAGGTGGGATATTAAATTCCCCCAGTACGTTATCTATCTCGATAGCGTAACCCTTGCCCAGCTCCTCAATTTTATGAGGTTCCTCTTTTGTACCAGGAATAATCCCGATAGAAGATATGTATTTGTTACTTTTTTGATTTTTGATTAAAAACTCTGGGTCAGAACCCAACATTTGAACTTTAATAAACTTGTCCATAATTGATAATTGATTACTTGTTGATATAATAATTTAAAATCTTTCTCAAAACAACGTTTGTCTCACATTCAAAAGGAAGCATTTCAGGATGCCCTTGAATACAAAGACTGTTTGTCTTTTTATAATACACAATTTCTGGTTCACAAGGCATTTCTATATCGCCATTTCCGCCTTGATAGACATCGCTTCTTTTAGTAGAAGACACGCCTATTAAATCGTACTCTTCGTCTGGTAGTACAAACGGTCTTAGCATTTGGTGATGCGTAGACGTGATTTTTATAGTACCAACGAATTCAGGATGCTCTACATCTATGTCGTGACCACCCCAAATAGCATGATTATTAACATTCTGAACTAGTTTTGCTCCATTCATTACTGTTAAGAATTGAGATCCCCTGCAAACACCAAGCTTAAGAATATCAGGATTGTCTTTTACGAGGTTAAAAACCTCCATTTCAACAATGTCTCTTTTCTTATTTGCAAATGTTGTTCTATGAGCTTCTTCTCCGTATAAAGATGGACTAACGTCCTCTCCTCCAGTAAAGAATACTATGTCAGCCTTTAAAGGAGAGTCTACTAAATTAACATTCTCAATCCATGAAACATAGCCAGTGCTACCTCCAACAACAAAAATATTACACTTTTTCATTTAAGTTTTGTTTTTTAATATCGTTTACAATTAATAATAAAGGCCTAACCTTCTCTTCATATAAATTCAAGAACTTCAACCCGCAAGAATAATCTTTATCTTCATACAATACTTCGTCTGATATAGATGCAAAATCGATTGTTCTTTTATCGCTTACAGATTCTCCGCAATATTTAACCATAGCATTTACTCTACACACTTCGTTTTCTTTAAAATCCAATTTTAAAGGTTGTATTGCATATGTAGATAAAAATCCATGTCCATTTCCACCATAACAACATCCTATAGCTGTCTCGAAGTTAAACCAAAAATCGTTATCTTTAAAAGAATCATCATCAGCCATTAAAAATACAGTTTTCAAGATAAGATTGTATGGCTCTTCAAACATATACCTCAATAGCGTTAATACTACTTTGTCTATGAATATATTATCAGATGATTTATATGATATAACAAAGAATGGGTATTTAGACAATTTATTTCTTGTTTCATGCTTTTCGTGAAAAAATATCTCAATATCCACTTTATAAAGCTCTTTTATCTGATCGACAAAAAATACAATTTCGTCTTTTGTTAGCACGCAAACGTTTGACTCTCCAGACTGAATTGCATATTGAGAGTTTGCGAATGCTTTTATTAGTAAGTAATCAAAGCATTTTCTTCCGAATATATCTGAAAAACATACATGGTCAGTTCCAGATGGGACTGGGAATGCTATAAATTTTTTATAGCTATCACTATTAGCTACATCAAAATCCTTTTCAGTAGTCTTTATTATGCTGTATATGCACTGGTACCCTCTATACATTTAACATCAATTTTAATTGTTCGTTATATTTTTCAGCAGTTATCTCAGAAAGGCTTGGCGCAGAGTTTGTCTCTAATATAATGCATCCGCATTCACCTTTGCGTGATTGCGTTTTTACATCTACACAACCAATTGACAATCCAACAGATTCGATAGCCTTGCAAGCTTGTTCTTTGATGCTATCCCAATTTACGGGAGCGTCAAATTGCTCGTTGTCCTCTAAAATCCACACGCAATTTGCGTCATTTCTAAACCATCTATCTTCATCAGGAATGTCATTCACGAGCATTTTGCGCAAACTATAAAAAGCATTATATTCATCTCCAACCTTAGCTACATGAACTCTATACTCTTTTGAGTAGGTATAGAACTTCTCTACTATATAGTTTTCAATTTTTCTATCAACTTTCAACCATTCATCAAGTTCTTCTTTGCTTTTGATAAAATAGTTATCTTTGTTTTTATAGCCGTATATTCCCTTTACTACTATTGGATAAGAGAATTCAGCATCTCCTTCAATAAACTCGCTTAAATCGCACCATAACGCTGTTGCTACGTCTAATTCGTTAAAGCATTGCTTCATTAATCTCTTATTAGAAGAGTTAACGCATGCTTCAACAGTGTTTATCTCAAAAGGAATTTCTCCTTTTTTGTATCGCTTGCTATTTGCGAATACTACGTCGTTTGGCGTTTTACTGCCAAGCCTTAACACTGATAATTTGTCACACTCTAAACGATCCAATAGTTTTGCACTATGATTTTTGGATCTGATCTTTAATCTGTTTTTTATAGCTTTCATACCATTTAATTATTTGATATTTGTTGTTTTTTAAATAATCATAAACTCCGTTTTTGCTTGGGTCATTACAATACTCAGCACTTCCTTCGCTTAATAGATTTCTAAAATAAGACTCGGTTCTTACTGTTTCACAAACTTTCTCACCATCTTCATATAATAAAGGTTCAACATTTATAGATGCCCTTTCCATAAAACTATATACGCCTTCTATGTTATCATCCCCGATGTTCTCATTTAATATTGCAGGATTAGTATACAATATATCACTATCTTCAGCAAAAGCATGATTGTCATTGTTATGCTCTGTAACACTAAAGAAAAACAATAAAGCAAAGAAGTCTTCATCTTTACTAAATATACCTAAATCAATAGATCCATACAATAATGCCAATATGTAATTAAAAGAGAACTCATAAGCGTATCTAACAAAAGTCATAACAGTTTTTATCCTTCCAACGTCAGTAGATCCTTTCGTAAAGATAGATACCACCCATTCTGAATCATCGATAGTATCTAATGTCATTTCAACATTAAAAAGAAGAGATACATTGTTGATGTAGTTACGAAGTTCTTCTTCTGTTATTAAAACTTTATGAGATTCATTCGACATTCCAGAGTAATAAGGGTCAATGTCTTTCCCTTTTATATTATTAGAAACATCTTTGCTTGTCATCCAGATCTTGATAACTTGTATTGATTCAAAAGATTTAGTACTTTTGTTAAATAGCGGAGAAAAGCACCATCTGTGTTGTATCCTTGACTTAGGATTAGATGGTGTTGGATATTCCTTTGTATTTACATCATCATATTGTTGATAAATTGAATAAAAAGAACTAAAATTCATATTTAAATGTTTAATATTTTTTTAAATACTGATAAATAATTTCTTTCACCAGTGTTTTTGTATAAATCACTAGGGTCTTTAGAGAACTCTTCTAATGGAATCATTATGTTTTCTAAATCATATTTATCACATATCTTTTTTGAGTTAATAATACCAGCTTCGTCATTATCGTATAAAACATATATTCTTTTAAACCTATGCTTCAGTTCGTTGATAACTTTTTCTTTTGGAATGAACCCTTCTCCCTGCAAGGATGTTGCTGGTATAGCTAAGTTACTCCATAAATTTAAAGCGTCTTTTCGTGACGAAGTAATAATAAGCTTATCGCCATAGAATGGTAATTTAGCAAATAAATCCCAAACAGATGCATCTGATTTGTTAATCCACTTATATCTATCATTATAAGGCTGATATATCTTTTTAGACACAACATTATCTTTACGTTCTATATAAACGTAAGCATATTTATCAGCTAAAAAAGAGTACTCTTTATCGCTTTTTTTAATAAATATATGTGATATTGCATATACATCTCCAAAAACTAACCATTCTTTGCTTATACCATATTTGCCCCAAAACTCTAAATCATAATCCTCAAAAGCTCTAACTTTTACATCTATTTGCGATTGGAACATTGATTCTTTGTCTATTATAGGCTTTTTAAATCCATTTATTTTGCTGTAGTTATTACATGCATAATCATAATAGATTTTAGATATAGCTTCTTTAAAGGAGCAATTCCACATCTTGCAAAGCAATGTATATATGTTGCCATAATCATTTGTTGCAAAATCCATAAATTGAACTACTCCATTTTTATATCTAATAGAAAAAGACGGATGTTTATCTTCTCTAAATGGAGAAGAAATAACAATAGGCATCTTGGATATACCAAGATACCTACGTGCTAATTCTATTTGATCAATATGAGCTATATCTTCTAAAGAAACTTCTGATAGATTAGCTTTAATCATATTTTATTAAAATGGTAAATCGTCAATTGCGTCACTGTTTGTGGCCATTGAGTTATCATTAGCAGCAAATGGGTCAGCTACAGATGGAATAGCTACTGATTCTTTTTGCTCAAAATCAGATGCCATAGGTTTATAAACACCAAACACATAAGGTTCTTGACCAAACGAAGTGTTTTGATAAGATGGAGTTCCCATTAGATACTTCAATCTCTCAAAATACCTTGTTAGGTTTCTTGCATTTGGAGCAATAGGAACCCTTGTGCAAGCAGTTTGATACTCCTTGCCTTCGTAGATTTTAACTCCAAAGAAGTATTTGATCCTGTTATTAGGATAAGCTTTTACTAACTTTTGTAAATCAGAGAAATCTCCTCTAGCCATCTTCTTAAGCATAGAATCATCTAATTCACCCTCGCAATCTTTAAGCTCAACAGCGGGTCTTAACTCCCACGCTCCATCCTTATATACATCAGGCCTTTTGACGTCAAAGTAAATTCTGATAGCTTCTACGAAATCAGCCTCTCCAGACAATGCCGCTCTATACGGCATAGCGAAAGACGTGCTAGGAGCTTCTTTGGCATCAAATTCTTCGTTTGTAACCCAAGCAGTCTGACCGTATTTGTTTATTACTTGAACCTTTGTCTTATCTTTGTTTCGCATGATCTCCATACGAATGAAATAGTTAATCCTATTCATGAATTGAATTCCTTCAAATTCAACTCCAGCAGGCTTGACAAGCAATTCAATACGCAATGTTTTTGGTTTACCATCTTTGGCATCAATAATATACGATGGTTCTTCTTCTATATCTCTACCTAAGATCTTAGACAACTCTGTCTTATTTGGATTCAAGGCAATAATTGATACAGGAAGAATTCCAGTGTACTTATTGAATTCAGTCACTTGTTGAGCTGTTTCTTTGGCTCCGCCCCAAGCCATCAATACTACATTTTTCTTTTTAGACATAAAATGCTTTATTTTTGTGGATTATTTTTGTTAGGTTATATTTTCTTTCAAAATAACCTATTAAATTTGATATTAGCATTTCCAACATTATTGGATTATGCATCGACACAGCTAGAACCAATGATACGCTATTATTTAAATCGTCTTTTTTAACGACATTTGCGTCGTCTAAAGCTTCTCTAACTAAAACGTCTACTACTGATAAATCACCGCTTATAACTCTATTTAAAATGTCTTTCATTAGATCTTATGATAATCTCTAATGGCTTTATCTACTAAAGCTAATGAATTTGGAATCCTAAATTCATTAAACATTCCAAGTGGAGTTTTTGCAGTACTACGATTCATTTTTGTTTCAAAGAAAAAGCGAGGTTCTCCATCTCCGTCATCCTCAACAGTTGTCATTAAAACAATTGGAAAGAACGCCTCTGGAGGTCTAGAAACCGATTTTTTACCTAAAACAGCAATAACTCTTTTATCAGCACCATCAACATCAGTTTGTATGTTCGTGTGACAAAAAATATACCCAATTTGATCTTCTCTCAATACGTTATTGCACATGTCGATTATTTCAAGAATATCATTGGCTACATCACGCCCATTTGTTATCGCACAAGCTCTTTATCTCGTGCTTCTATATGTCACCATATAGCTCAGACTATATCTTTAGCTTATTAAAAAAAATAAGCAGTGCCCCGCTTTCGTGGGAAATTTTATAGCTTCAACATTACTTGTTAAGCATCATTCCTAGTCGTTTGGCATTTTCTTTTATTTCTAAAAGGTTTAGCACAGGATTGTCTATATTACAAGAGTTTCCCTGTTTAACGGAGTTTTAGATCAGCAGCGTTTACAAATTTATTAAAAATGTTAAAACTTTAGTTTACTGATCAAATGTAAGCTTTTTTCTATCATTATACTCTTTGTACGCTAAATAAACATTCAAAGTATCTAATGAAACAGATTTTATATCTGGATTCTTTGCTACATATTGAAAGACCTTTCTAATGTCTTCCAATTCTTTGGTTTCTGTATAATTTTTATTCTTTCTATTCCACAAGTGTGGTGGCAACGGCAATTGCTTGCAGTCTGTGTTTATTATAAAATGAGTTTTAGGATTCATTCCAGTGTATTTTTCTGGACTTAAATCCACTGTCCCATCTACATTAATCATGTGACTCGTCGTTTTACCACCGCCACTAGGACCTACGATTGCTACTGATACTCCCATTTCGTTTCTTTGTTTTTAAAAAATAATTAAATAAATTAACTCTGATCTTTTTTCTATAATGATCAGTAAGTTTATACATTTTGTCTAACTCTTGCTTGTTGTCAGATCTTGGCATTTCTGCAAAGTAATTAACTGCCCCATTAAAAAATAAAGGGCATACTGAACCAGCTCCACCATCTCTACTTATCATAAGCTCCATGAATCGTATGTTATCTCTAAATACAGAAATGTCATATCCTTCATGTTTTGCTATGTTATGTCTAAATGGAGAATAAAGCCCAAACATACTATTCGCATCACGACTTGTAAGCTTGTTTTCAGCAAGATTGCTAACCGTTGGGAATAGCCTATTATCTTTTACGTTTTGGTCTGATTCTCCAGCTATTGCTTGCTGTTGAACGACTACTGGTATAAAAGAATAGTAATTCCTTAGTTTAACAAAGTAATCTGCTGACAATTTACTTATTGTCTCGTGCAGCGACAATCCAGTTTCTTGAGATAATAAAGATATATGGTCTACAATGCAAATAACATATTCGTCTTCATCGTTTGGTACATAATGAGAAAATACTGATTGAGTAATCCTCTCTTTAGTAGACGAATTTACTATTTCTAGTTCTTTTTTAAAAATAGTACCAGAGTTCTTTGCATAGTTTTCCATAAACTTATAAATACCAGTTGGATTTCTAATATCAGAGATAATTGTTACATGCTCTTCAAAGAATTGCATGAAATTCATATATTCTGGTTTTGAAATCTCATCAAGAATCTCTTTTTCCACTGGTTTATCCTCTCTAGTAGATCTAAGGTCTGTTGGAGATACAACTGTTGCTCCTTTGCTTTTTATATATAGCAAATGAGATATTAACTGTTGTAGCTTCTCCTCAGCACTCATCTCTAGACTAAAATAGAATATTTTAACCCTAACTTTATCTGGATTTCTGTATGCGTATTTAAGCGGTTCGTATAAAAATGTATAATCTGTAAATTGAGTCTTCCCAGACTTCTGCTGACCAGTTACTATATAGTATTTCTTTCTTTCTATCCCAGGCCACACTTCTCTAAATCGCATAAATGGGCATGGTATACAGTTAGTTTTACCATCTAGTATTCTAGCACGCTTTTCATATAGATTTTGTATGACTTCTTCAATCATTCTAAATCATTTGTTGAATGTTCATATACTCGCCACCAGTAGACGTGTCTACTTCAAGGAACGTTAATAGCTCTGAGTTACCCTCTTTCTCTATGAAATAAGGCAATATTCTCATTAAGCTATAATTCCCATGAAATGACTCTACGTATCTCTCTGTGGCTTTTAAAATCTCATCTGGAGAGTATTTAGGATTTCTCTTCATAAAATTCCTAAGCTTTTTCGCAATAGCTTCTGAAT